CTTTCTCCAGTATCCAGATCTGTATAAAACCTACGCTGAACCAGTTCATCTAAGTTATTAGGCTTATTCATAGGGTTTTAACTCCTAAGTCGTTATTGAAAGTTGTCATTCTAGTCGGGTTTCTGTTTCTTGCAAGTTTGGGGGGCTACTATAATTATTACACAGTGCCGTACCCCCTCCCCCCCCCTGATATTTATACAGTACTGGACAGATATACAGCCTGGTCAAATGTACAGTACTGGTGGGATATACAGTATTGCGGGTGTGAGTGTCTTTCTGGCAGCCCTACCCTATACCCTATCGCATATCCTAAAAAATAAATGAAATAAACTATTGTGGTTCTTTGTGGATTGTGTATAATGAACATGTAACGTATTCATTCACACAGTAAACAAAAGGAACAGATTATGACTAACAACTATATTGGACAGATTGAAGTCGCCGACGGATACAATGGTGATACTACTGTTGTTCACTTGGTCGAGATCATTGGCGGCCCTGATTACAGCTATGTTGTCTACGCCGTTCATTCTAGCGGCTATTACACTTACTCCATGTAAACAATTTACACAGTACTTATTATTCAATAGGAGACAAACTATGTATTACATTTCACTGAAAGCATCTGGTCCGAGTCTATCCGCAAAGAAAAAGAGACTGTCAGACTTCAAAGGTATCGAGGGCGAGTTGTATGACGTGCGGAAAACCGCGACTGTTGACCCAAATATTTTCAGCCTACCGATCTACATCTACAAAAACGGTAGATTGAGACCGACAGGAAATTACTCAATCTACGGGTCATTCCTGTAACCCTTGCACCAATCTGCCCGATTGCCTCGCCTTGTGCGGGGCTTTCGCGGTAGAAGTAACCCAATAATTTATGAAAGAGGAAACGTACACATGAAACTACACCACACCGAATACAAGAAGAACTACAAGACCTTCATCCTAAACACCATCGAGGAAGGCCGGACAGACGCTGAGAAGCTCCAACACATTCTGGACAGGTTTGACTCCGAGTACGGCTTTAACGTGGCCAGGATGGGCCGTCAGGCGGCCATGGCGGAATGGTTGTCCGGTCTTGCCCTTGATCTACCTTTCTACGATGACGAGATCGTCGAGCTGGCTGTCAGTATGGGGGCCGTTGACGGTGACAACTTGTCCGACCGGCTGCGGGAAAGAATCGCCGACAGATACTGGTCATTTATGGCCAACATCATTCTGACAATGAAATGTTAAAGATCAGGGCAATCAGGGGCAGAAATGCCCCGTCATGCCGTAGCTGTCTAGTAACTAACTACACGGGGATATTATCATGTTTTATCAGTCAAAACAAAAACTTGCGACATACTGGAAGGCCATCTTTGAGATGATCTTCACCACGCTGCTGATGGCTTCGTTGATAGCGTTGGTCACCGCTGACTTCTTCAACTTGTGGGGGTGATCATGTTCGAGTGCGTAAACTGTGGTGAACTAGTGATCTGTCAGACATGCGATCAGGCGCTGGAAAGTGTACCCGAGGGGGCGTAAGCCCCCCCAGATACGGTCCTAGGCAGTCGGGGAGTAGAGATACCAAAGGACTAGACGGAGTAACCCACAATTAGTTAAGCTCCATAAACCGGCTTGCGTTACCAGCGCATTAGACAGCCGTGAGACCTGCGGGAAACGGCTATCGAGTCGGTTTCTGCCATTCTATCTCATACTGTCCCTAATGTGCTACTACGTTAAATGATGTAACCCTACGTCACCTGCCGGTCGGGTTTTTGCGAGATCGACGTTACCAATCTTGATGCCGCGAGGCTTTAAATCTGTGACATCGGCGGGAAGATACCAACCGAGGCAGGGTAATAGCTGCCTGTAAACGCTGTCATGGACACTAGGGGGAGCTTGCCTGAGCTGTCAGGATGACGATCAGGAGGCGCAATACCATTGTCACTGGTTACAATTTAAGGCTGTATTGATAGCGGGGTGTCCCTACGGTATCAAAGACCTACTATTGCCTACAGATTATTAAACATTATTTACCACTAAAGTTATTGCGTGGTGGCCGATAATTTGAGACGATACATCTGCAACATGTAATTTTATTATTAAACAGGAGACAGATCAGATGAAAGATCCTTTCTTAGATATACCTTTACCCAAACCCTTAACTATACGCGACATCATTGTCGATAACGCTCCAGACCTTTACTGCAGGGATCAGGGGCTTAAAACCCCATGCCCGTCAATAACGCGACAGGTTATCGATGTTCTGTTAGATGACCAAGACAAGGCTGATTATCTTGACGAGGCTGTACGCTATTACATGGATAGCGCCGAGTTCGTTGACCTTGTGAAAATGGCGCGAGTTGCACTAGCAGGAACAAAAGAGGCTCAGGCACTGGAAGATGGGCTTCACGGCATGGCTGCGGCATTCATCAAAAAGCGTGAGGAAGACATCAGCGAGGAGTTCTTCAGCCAAGAAGCGGCAATGAAGGATTATCACTTGGAGTCCTGCGCTGTTGACCACTACGAAGACAAGAAGGGGGAGTAATTATGAACGTCAAGAAAATACGAAAATACGCTGAAAAACACACTCGCTCATCCTCACAGGACGCTCTACGGTATGTGAACAACCTTTCCGATTACCTGAGAGACGTGCAGGAAGGTATTTTCCGCGGCCTTAGGGTCGATCAACTTGCCGATTTAGAGTCAATGATAGAGATGACTTGCCAAATGATGGGATTTAAAAGAGAAAACTTTTACACAGATTATGAAATGACAAAGGAAGAATCTACAGATGCGTAAATCAAGCCTGATAGTAATTGATGATCGAGAGGCACAAGCCCTGATCGAATATATTCGTAACCCCCATGCAGCAGGCCATGACGATGCTATACGAGCCGTTGTGGAGCAGTTTCTCGATGACATAGGCACTAGCACTGCCCGAGAGATTAGCGTCCATACGCAGGAACTCAGGGAGGCTGACGATGAGTGACTTAGCTCTGGGTGACTTGAGGCTGAAAGCTGCTCATATGTTGCAAAACCCCTACACTCGGAACAGGGGGTTTACGATGAGCAATAAGTACAAAAAGTCAGTCAAGTTAGTATCTCGCGGACTTTCACGAAAGATACAGTCAAGCACTCACTACACTGTCGATAATGAGCTTTTTAGGTTGATCTGGAAATCGCTCAAAAGACGGTCTATTCGTCATTTTGTGAACGCATTTGACAACGCCATGCCGCCACATCGCAATTTCTTTGTCGAATGGCAGATGGATGATGGGCTGTTCGGCGCGCACGTGCTACAGGAGCATCGAAAATTCGACCACATCAGGGAAAACGGGAAGAAGACGGAATACTCAGACCCAACCACCAGAGGTTCGATTGAGGTTATCTCTATCAATTTCTATAGTTGTTCGAGTCTTGGTATAACTCTGATGCCTTTAGAGTTCTGGATTTCCAGAGAACGGGGCACTGACTTTGGCGTGCATTTTACCAGTGAGTTGATGTCACCCTTTCTTGGCCTATCGGCTCACGAACAGGATAACTCTGACTTGCCAGAGGACTTGCGGCGTATCTTCAAGGCCATTCACGTGCAACCGATTCTCGGCCACCCAGATTACGATCAATTTAGAGTAAACCCAGAAAACTTCAGTGTTATGAAGGCATGCAGATCGTTAGGACGGGACCATCGTTTCGAGATATGCCATCAAATGGCGCTGATGACCTTAACCTCTGTGATCTCTCTAGTGAACTACGATTGGACCGTTGACCGGGAGCCTGGCGTCATTGTTGATAGCGTAAAGAGTGTCAACACATCAGGCGTAGCGAAGGATCAATACAAGCAAGTAAAACTGAACCTGCCGAAGTCTAAGCAAGTTTTAGACTTCTTCAAGCAAAAGCCACGGACCCGTAAGTTTGGGACAGCAGAACACGTTGTCAGGGGTCACTGGCGGTACTACAAGCGCACTGGGGAGCGCGTATGGATTGGTGAGCATACTAGGGGTGACTCTCAGTATGGCACTGTCTATAAAGACTACCTACTCACAAAACGCGACAATTTCTTAAAGCAAACTGCATAGGAGATAAATTATGAGTGAAGCTAAACTAATCTGGGAAACCCTCTCTGCTATCGATGTTAACCAACACAAGAAGCAGAAGGGGAAGTTTGACTACCTTCCTTGGAATTTCGCTTGGGCAACCCTGATGGAGCACTACCCTAGCGCGATATTCCGCGAACTACCGGATCAGGTGCATGGTGACGGCTCTGTCACTGTGCATACTGAAATGGAGATCAATGGCATGACCCGCCCAATGTGGCTCGCTGTCACCGATCACAAGAACCAAGCTATCCAGAATCCAAGCTGCGATGACATATCAGACGCCCGTATGCGGTGCTTCACCAAGAATATGGCGATGTTCGGGCTAGGGTTCTACATCTATCAGGGTGAGGGCGTTCCTAGACAGAAGGTCCAGTTAATCAGCCCTGAGCAGGCCAGAGAGATCGTGGACCTGATGGTGGAGACTAAAACCCTTGAATCTAAGTTCTGTCAAGCGTTCAAGGTCACCAAGCTAGACCAGCTACAGGTTGATCAGTTTGAGACAGCCAAAGCCATGCTGAATAAGAAGCTGGAGAAGCAAGGCGGTGAGTCATGAGCATGTATAAAGACTATGACGATACGCCTGCCTACAAGCTAGTGCGTAAAGAAGCCCCACAGACCAGTAAAGACGCTGCAAATGCGGTATCTAGCGGCAAAATGCTTGCCTTGGTCCATGAAGAGGTCGTAAAGGCCGGTATCAGGGGTATTACCACCAAAGAGATCCGCACCATGTACCCTCACCTACCTTATAGCAGTATCACTGCTAGACCGGCGCAATTAGAAGAGCAGGGCGATATCTTTTATCAGGGCGACAAGCGTGACAGATGCCGCGTCATGAGATCTACCAAGTACAAGGGTCAGGGGGTGCTAGATGTCTAGAGAGATAGATTGTGGCGGGCAAGGCACTGAGGAGTGGCTCAAAGCCCGTCTGGGCGTCCCTAGCGCGTCAAACTTCAGCAAGGTAGTCACCACCAAGGGTCAGCGCAGCACGTCCTTCATGGGCTATGTAAACGCCCTGATTGCCGAGAGACTGACCGGTGACCCCACCTACGTCAAGATCACCGAGCCAATGGAGCGCGGTACTAGCTTGGAAGATGAAGCCAGAGCCATGTATCAGCTTATCAATGATACTGACGTTCGGCAGGTGGATTTCATCAAACACCCCAATATGGAGGTGGGATGCAGCCCTGACGGGTTGATAGATGTGAAGTGCGACCGTGGGCTGATAGGGGGTTTAGAGATCAAATGCCCGCTACAGGGGACGCACGTTGAGTATTTGAGGGCGGGTAAAGTGCCTTCAAAGTACATGCTCCAAGTACAAGGGTGCATGTTTGTTACGGGTAGAGGCTACTGGGACTTTATGTCCTATCACCCGAAGATGAAGCCGCTGATCGTCCGCACTTACAGGGATGATGACCTCATCAACGAGTTAGCCACAAACCTACAGGAAGCCGTTCTGCTCATTGAGGATGGCGTCGATAAATTTAACTGGAATGGATTATTCTCATGAAAGGCGTAAACAAAGCAATCATAGTCGGTACAGTGGTCAAAGACCCTAGTATCCGCAACTCAGGTGATATCTCGGTGGCTAACTTCACACTGGCTACCAATTTCAAAGACACAGCGACCTATCACGACTGCGTAGCATTTGGGGCCGTTGTGGATAACTTTTTATCAAAGTACGTCCACAAGGGTTCTAGGCTGTACGTTGAAGGCAGGCTACAGACTTCCAGTTACGATCGGGAGCATGACTGCGGCCAGAAGCATAAGGTCTACAAAACTCAGGTCGTGGCTGTAACCATCGAATTGGTGTACACACCAGAGACAGTTGAGGCAACGACTCAGGAACTGGCTACCAGTACCCCAATGATTAAGCACATCACTGACTTTGACGATCTTGAAGACGATATACCATTTTAAGGGGAGTTATTATGCGTATTGAAACAACTAGCAATTACAAACGATTTAAGCTGCTTGGCGGCAACAGAGGCATCTCAAAGGCCCACGTTAAGCGCATTAAAGAATCAATGGCCGAAAAGGTCATTCCGGTCCCGATCATAGTGAATGAGAAGTTTGAGATCATAGACGGGCAGCATAGATTTACCGCTGCGTCAGAACTCAAGCATCCTATTCACTTTGTGAAGATACCTGGTTTGAGCCTTCCAGATGTGCAGCGACTCAACAGTAACAGCAAAAACTGGAAGCTGAACGATTATCTTCAAAGCTACTTGGATTTAGGCAAAAAGAGTTACTACGTCTATGCCGATTTTATGGAAGAGTTTGGCTTCAAGCATGAGCAGAACTTTATCCTGCTAACAAACGGTAGTTTGGCCCACCTCAGAAGAACACAATTTCAGCAAGGAAAATTACGCATTTCTCCAGATCAGTTGGAATGGGGAAAAATGGCCGCTGAACGGATTATCGAGATTGGTTCTAAATTTGAAAAGGAGCGAGACGCTACTGGTGCGCGATACTTTGTAGCGGCTTGCTGCGCGGCTTTTAACGTCAAACGGTACAACCACAAGCATATGATGAAGAAGATACATGCGCGGCGTAATCCTTTAACGCCTCAGGCATCCCTACAGGACTACACCCGAATGCTTGAAGAGGTCTACTTTTATCATATGTCTGACGCCAATAAGTTTAGGCTCGATGTCTGATGGACGTACACTCCATACATAGCGAAGACGATCTACGGGATGTATTTCGGTCGGCTTTAGAGGTTCTCCGCAAGGAGGGTCAGCTATCTGTGGCGTTTTCTAGCGAAGGGATGGACTGCAAGGTGTTCTCACTGCGTGGTCTATCCCAGAACGCTCTGTTTCATATCTGGCTGCGCGAGGCGGCTAAGTTTACATTCAAGACTAAGGTGTCCGAGATCGAGCTAGAGAGCATGAAGCGGTACTGCAAGATGCGGTGCTACAGCGACACCAAACAGAATTTTCTGGTCCAGACACTAATCAACCCAGAGACTAAGGAGCGCAAGACAGATCTGACCTCCAGTAGCGGGTGGACCAAGGGCGAGATGACTTTCTTCCTAGATTGGATGCAGTCATTCTTTGCTGAAGAGGGGCTTTTATTAGAGGCTCAGGGCGATTACTTGGAATACAGCGGAAGCCAAAACCAATGAGAATTACACTGGATATGAGCGAAGAAGAGACAGAAGAGATCATGGACCTTGCTAGGCGTTTATCGTCTTTAGAGGCCATCCTAGAAGAACTCAGGGATCAACTTGAGGATATTAGATTCAAACTAGAGCAGGCGCAGGAGGAATAATGAAAATACTAAAAGAAACCTTATACGCAGCAGGAACCACCGTTTTATTTCTATTCATGCTGATGTTGCTACTCAACGGCATATTTTCTACGGACCCGTATTACAGCGATGCCTGTAAGCAACGCATGGCGTGGGAATCAACTGGGCATGACTATGTGGGCATACCGCCTGGTGCAGATCACTGTTAAGAGGATAAGAGATGCACGAATATAAAAGCGTAATATTGAAATGGATTGATGGAGATACAGTCGATGTTGATATTGATCTCGGTTTTGATTGTTGGCTGCACAGTCAGCGCATACGCCTT